ACTTAGAAGTTACTAAAGGGGAAACGAATGACAAGTCCTAATCAATCTGATTTCGCTCCAGAGATTCGGCATTCTGCTTGGTGGTCGGGTGACAGCCGCAAAGCTGCTAATGGCAAAGCCGCTGATGTCATCCTGGAGAAGCTAGGCAAGAAGGAAGTGCCAGATCTGTCCGGCATAGAAGCTGTCCAGATGGGCAAAGTAATGGAACCTACCATTGCCAGACTGTTTCAAGACAAGCACAGGATCGAATTGAAGGACGCAGACTATGCACTGGCACATCAAGATGAACCGTGGCTACGCAGTCACTTTGATTACATCAGTGCAGATGGACGAACGCTCGTTGAATGCAAGAATTACAACGCTGGCGTTATGTCTAAGTTCGACGAAGAAGCAAACCTGGTTCCTGCTGCTGATATGGCGCAACTCATCCACGAAGCTGCCGTACATAACGTGGAGTCAATATACCTTGCAGTCCTGTTCGGCGGTCAGGCATTCCGTACCTATCACTTCACCATCACGCCAGAGATGAAAGAAGACCTGATCCGGCAAATGGCAAAACTTTGGGGGATGGTAGCAACAAATACTCTGCCAGAACCTGATTCTCTTGACAGCGTAAAGCTGATCTACCCTGAGTCCACAGAAGAAACCATTGTGGCTTCTGGTGCTGTTGAGAAAGCCTGTGAAGCACTCAAGGCTTATAAGGCAAAGATCAAGGAACTAGAGGAACAGTCAGAGTCCCTAGAGGTCGCTATCCGTGGCTACATGGCAGAGAAAGGTACGTTGACAGACTTAGGCGGCAGAACCTTAGCAACGTGGCGCACTGCTAAAACAAGCAGCAAGTTTGATAGCAAGTTGTTCCAGCAAGCCATGCCAGACATCTATCAGAAGTTTGTCGTGGAAACCCCAGGCTCACGCCGATTCCTTTTGAAGTAGGAGATAAGAAATGAGTAACTTAGTACCCGTACAAGACATAGAACGTATGGCATTAGCTGTGGCTAAGTCCGGTCTATTTGGTGTCAAGACCGCAGACGAAGCTATGGCACTGATGTTGATAGCACAGGCAGAAGGTCAGCACCCTGCGATAGCTGCGCGTGACTATCACATCATCCAAGGCAGACCAGCACTCAAAGCTGACGCAATGCTGGCACGTTTCCAAAACTCAGGCGGCAAAGTCGAATGGAAGGATTACACAGATGAAAGAGTCGCTGGCGTTTTCAGTCATCCTGCTGGTGGCAGTATCACTGTTACTTGGACGCTTGATCAAGCAAAGCATATCGGTCTGGTCAAGCCTGGTAGTGGATGGCATAAGTACCCGAGGGCAATGCTTAGAAGCCGATGCATTAGCGAAGGCATTCGGGCTGTCTACCCAGGCTGCGTTGTCGGAACGTACTCGGTGGAGGAAGTCCAAGACTTTGACGATAAACCAGCGAAGGTTAGTGCGCCAGAGGTTAAGGATATGGGAGCAGCAGAGATCGTCGAAGACATAGCAAATGCAAAGAAGGTAGGTGAGGATTTTTTGCACGTTTACATTCCAGGCCAAGAAGCACCATACGAATCAGCGGAGAACTTAGAAGAATGGGAAGCTATCTTTTACTCAATGATTCACCGAGTAAAGGCGGGGAAACTGGATGACAAGCAGAAGCTGGAGAAGCTAAAAGCATTTAAGAAAGCAAACCAGCACATCATTGAAACTATGAATCCAGAAGCTAAAACAAAAGTCTTGGCAGCAGTCACCACATTGGAGGGAGCATGAAACAGCATCAATCAGAAGCAGGGAAGGGCGTTCTATTTCAGAACGATAAGAAGGCACCAGGGAGCGCACAACCTGACTACAAGGGCGTGATCACCATTGACAGAGATGTTAAGGCCGGTGAGCAGATCAAGTTAGCTGCTTGGAAGAAAGCCACCAGAGTCGGTGAACTGATCTCTTTGGCACAGGATAACTGGACACCCGATCCTAATTACCGCAAGCCACCAATGGAAGCGCCAGCGCCGACATTGAAGAAGCCGCGAGAGTATGACCCATTCAAGGATGATGAAGTTCCGTTCTGATGGCTAAGTCTAGTCCTACACAACGAAGTCTTGAGTATCTGCGGGAGCAGGGCTATTTCTGCGCGATAGTGGAAAAGTGGAATAGCTTTACTAAGCAGCGGCAAGACTTGTGGGGCTGGTGCGACATCCTGGCTATTCGTGAGAACGAAGTGTTAGCCGTTCAAGTGACTAGCACAGGTGTCGCAGAGCGCATCAAGAAGATTCAAGAATCACCCACAGTTGCGTTAGTCCGTAAGGCCGGTATACGAATAGAAGTACACGGCTGGCGCAAGAATGTTAAAGGCAGATACGTTTTGAGAGTGGAGGATATATCTTGATTCATTATCACGGGCTTCCAATAACGCCAGCTACTGCTGCGGTTAGAGCAATTACAAATGGTCATGCGTTCGTATCTTTCAAACATCCTGATCAACTTACGATTGCTTTAGAGGTTGCACAATCTTTTGCTTTAGACAATGGTGCATTTTCTGCATGGAGGTCAGGAAAACCAGTCACAGACTGGTCTGAGTATTACGAATGGGTTTCTGAATTACATCGTTATCCAGCGTTTGATTTTGCAGTTATTCCTGATGTCATTGATGGTGATGAAGATGACAATGATGCGTTGTTAGATAAGTGGCCTTGGGCAAAGAAATCTCCTCATGTTGGCGCTCCAGTTTGGCACTTACATGAAAGCCTGGAAAGGCTAGATAGACTTGTTTCAAACTGGCCTCGCATTTGTTTGGGCAGTTCTGGCGATTACGCTCAAGTAGGAACGAATGCTTGGTGGATAAGAATGAGGGAGGCAATGGATGTTATTTGCGATAAGTCTGGAAGACCATGTACAAAAATTCATGGTTTGAGAATGCTTGATCCAAAGATATTTTCAAAGTTTCCATTTGCATCTGCTGACAGCACAAACATAGGAAGAAACATCGGTCTTGATTCACATTGGAAAGGAACTTACACACCACCAACAAAAGAGGCTAGAGCAATGATTATCAGAGAAAGAATTGAATCTAACCAATCTATTGTTTTTTGGGATAGAAAAATCAATTTGATTCAGGAGTCATTTTTATGAACGCAGCAAACCTAGAGAAGTCAGATCGTCTTAAGCGTGTGTACAACTTGCTTGCTGGTGGCGGTGAACACACAACCTTAGAGATTATTCAAAAGGCTGGTGTGTGCGCTGTCAACAGCATCATTAGCGAACTAAGAATGAACGGTTATTCCATTGACTGCCAGCGCCGTGCTGACAAATGGTTTTATAGGATGAACAAATGAAAAAAGTATTTATCGCCACACCGATGTATGGTGGATCTTGCTTTGGGTTCTATACGCAGTCACTGCTGCAACTAAACAACATGATGCGTGATCAGAACCTGCCAAGCATGATGTCTTTCATCTTCAACGAAAGCCTGATTACTCGCGCCAGGAACGCACTTGTTCACCAGTTCCTAAAGACTGACTGCACCCACCTGTTCTTTATCGACGCTGACATACGCTTTAATCCGGCTGATGTCTTTCCTATGCTGGACGCAGACAAGGACATCATCTGCGGTATCTACCCTAAGAAAGAGATCAACTGGAGTACCGTACAAAGAGCAATGGACGCAGGTGTTGCCTACGATCAACTGAAGTACCACACAGGTAGCTTCGTGGTGAACCTAGTGGGCTATGCGGGTGAGGTCACTGTTCCTATCGATCAGCCAGTAGAAATCTGGAACGGCGGCACAGGCTTCATGATGATCAAGCGGGAAGTGTTCGAGAAGCTGTCAGAGGTCGTACCGTCCTACACCAATGACGTTACTGACCTAGCTGGCAACATGAAGAATGATGAGATCAAAGAGTTCTTCACCACCAGCATCGAACCAGGAACTAACCGTCTGCTGTCAGAGGATTACCACTTCTGCCGGATCTGGCGGGAGAATGGCGGGAAGATCTTTGCAGCACCTTGGGCGCATCTCGCGCACGTTGGTAGCTATGTTTTTGAAGGTGCGTTAGCACCAGCACCCTGAGGAGAAATCATGACAGAGGAAACTACTGAGAAGAAGCGTCTGCCAGAGAATGACATCTTTGACATCATCAAGGATGAGTTCAAGCTGAGGAATGATCGGGAACTGTCAGAGTTCTTAGAGATCACGCCTTCTGTTCTGAGCAGACTGCGGCACGGGAAGATGACGTTTACGCCAACCTATCTGCTGGCGGTACATGATGCGACAGATTGGAGTCTGGACAAGATACGGGGCTACCTGCCAGGTAGTTCTATCCAGTGAGTATCCTGTTTATCGCAGGAATGCTGGCAGG